TCTACTTTAGCTGATTATTGTGATATGATTAGAGATGGCATAGATACTGAAGAACAGACCTTTAAAGAAAAAGTTGTATAATGAGTAAACCTACAGAATCATGGACAGGCCAATATGCTGCCTTTAATGAAGCATTGAAATATATGTATGCTAGGCAAAAAGGTGAAGAAAAATCTATATACACACCTTGGCCTAAATTTAATGATGCTGCTACCGATGGTTTAGAATGGAATACTCTAACTGTTATTGGTGGAAGACCAGGATCAGGTAAAACTTTAATTAAAGATCAGATTATAAGAGAATCTTTTGCACTAAATCCAGATGATGATTTTAGAGTATTAGAATTTCAGTTTGAGATGGTTGGTAGAACCTCAGCTATTAGAGAATTTAGTTCTATTACTGGTAAAACATATAAAGAGTTGTGTAGCGCAGGTAGTATAATCGGTACTGATGTAATAAACAATTGTCATCAATATGCTAAAGAACGAGTAAAAAATCCTGTAGATATTATAAGCACACCTTTAACAGTTAATCAAATGCGTGAGCAAATTGATATGTACATGGAATTGCATAAAGGAACAAAAACTATGATTACATTAGATCATACTATGTTAGTAAAGAGAGCACCGTACCAAAATAACACATTAGATATGATGTTTGAGTTAGGTGAGATTTTTACGCAATGTAAAAGAGATTATCCGTGTTTATTTATTGCATTATCTCAGCTTAATAGAAATATTGATCATCCAGAAAGAGCAATAGATGGTAAATATGGCAATCATATACTTGAGTCAGATATATTTGGTTCAGATGCTATGTTACAACACGCAGACATGCTTATAGGTATCAACAGGCCAGCTAAACAAAAGATTAGATTTTATGGCCCTGATAGATACATTATAGAAAATGATAGAACTCTTGTATTACATTTTCTTAAAGCAAGGAACGGTGATGCGCGAATGAGTTTCTTTAAAGCAAAATTTGAACAAATGAAAATTGAAGAAATGGCTACGCCAGGTCAACAAGAAAGACGTTAAATATTAAAACATAATGGCAATAACAACAGAAGAAAGAAAAAAAATAACCTCTATCTTAAGAGACGAACATGATGATTACTTTCAAACTATAGGTAATCTTAATGTATTATATCTACCTAAAATGGCATACAGACCATCAGGAAAAGATGAGTTACATGTCACATTTTTTCCTAGTGAATTAGAAAAAGAAGTGGATATATATACTGAATTTGTAAGTATGGATTATGCAAGTGAAGATCCAAAAAGAACATTATATCTTGTTAAACATAATCCGCATTGGAAAACAGAATATGAGTTAATTACAAGCAATAGTGGATTTGTAAGACACATGATACCAGTTAGTGAATTAAAAGTTATTAATGATGTTACAAGTAGAAATTGGAATAAACAAACTGCTATAGAAGAAGGTGCTGATCATAAATCAGGATCAATTAATACTGGAATAGTAGACAAAAAATTTGATACAATATTTGATTTACCAAATCCGGATGCTACTTCAGATACTTCTAAAATAGTAGATAAACTTGAAGACATCAATCAAACATTAATAACATTAACTAAAGTAATCAATAAATTAATTAAATAAATATGGCACAAAGTGTATTAGTAATTGCAGACTCAGGAACTGGCAAGTCAACAGCAATTAGAAATTTAAATCCAGAAGAAACGTTTATTATAAATATTGCAAATAAACCTTTACCGTTTAAAGGTTGGAAAAAAAATTATACAACAATAAATAAAGAAAACCCGAAAGGGAATTTAGCATCAGCATCGTCTGCAGCAGGAATAGTTAAAGCTGTACATCATGTAGATCAAAAAATGCCACATATCAAAACATTAGTTATTGATGATTGGCAATATATGAGCTCTTTTGAATATTTTGATAGAGCAAATGAAAAAGGTTATGATAAATTTACTCAGATTGCAGCTAATTTAGCTATGGTAGCTAAGTTGCCTAAAGATCTAAGAGATGACTTAACTGTAATCTTTTTAACTCATTCAGAAGATTCAACTGATATAAACGGAAATAGAAAAATCAAAGCAAAAACTATTGGCAAAATGATTGACAATACTTTAACTTTGGAAGGTCTATTCTCCATAGTATTATTTGGTAAAGTAAATAAAAACGATGATGGTGAACTTGAATATGGTTTTGAAACTCAAAACAATGGCGAGAACACATGTAAATCACCACAAGGTATGTTTGAAGATTTCTTCATAGCAAACGACCTACAGTATGTAAAAGACTGTATTAAAAAATATGAGGAATAATAATAAATTAATAAAAAATAAAAATCATGTTAAGTACTAGTGGAATGTCAGCGGGAAGCGGCAAAGAAAAACCAGTAATTGGTCCAGGTAATCATCTTATCAAAATTAATTCAATTTCATTTGATAAAACACCATACGATGCAGAAGCATTTAATATTATGTTGCATATTGAAGGTAAACCAATGGAAGGAGAATTTTTAGGATTCTTATTAGATACATCTAAACCAGATGGACCTCGTTATGAAGGACAGGTGGGAAGAGTAAGATTCTCACCATATCCTTTTAAAGATGCAACATTACCTAATGGAAATGAAATTAGTAGAGATACTGAAGTTATGAAAGCTATGATATATTTATCAGAGCAAGTAGGTAAAAGAGCTGAGTTAGATGCTATCCAAGCAAATACAATTGAAGAGTTCATGCTTTCTTGTAATGGAATACTATCTGGTCCAACATTTATGAATGTGTGTCTTGGTACACGCGAATGGGAGAATAAAGATGGTTATATAAATAATGATCTATTTTTACCTAAACGCAGTAAAGGTGGAATACCTATTGAGCCTGCTGATGTAGAGAACTCAAGGTTAATTAAATATGACACAAATGAACAGGGTCATTATAGACCTGTTGTTAAAAAAGTTGCCGCAACAACAAATAATTTTGAACCCGCTAAAACAGCAGGTGACGATTTTGATTTGTAATTGAGAACAACAAAATTAAGGGGGATGATTTCGGTCATCCCCTTTTTTTTTAATTTTAACTATTATGTTTAATACTAAAAATTTAGTACTACAAGAGGAAAATATACCTAGCTATTGGGTATTTCAATATTATTTAAATTTGCCTGAGCCATTAACGGGTCAGGATATAAAACTTACATCAATATTTAATCCTAATGAAAAGACTCCAAGTTTTTGTATTTACGTAGATAAAAACATAAAACAATATAAGTTTAAAGATTTTTCTACAGGACACGGGGGTAATAAAATAGAATTAGTTAAAATGTTATTTAGTTTAAACTATTCTTCTGCTTGCATGAGGATTATAGATGATTATAATAAATATATTAAAACAAATGGTTTTGAGGAAATAGACTTTAAACCTGCAGCTAAGTGGAAAGTTGATTTTGTTAAAACAAGATTATGGAATGAAACTGATAGCGCTTATTGGTTATCATTTAGAATTGGAATGACTATTCTTACTGAATTTAATGTTAAACCAATTGAATATTACAATCTTGTTAAATCTGAATCTGATCAAATAAAAGCACTAAAGATTGAAGGTAAACGTCTTTATGGATATTTTGATAAAAATGAAGAGGTATATAAAATATATCAACCTGCAAGTAGTAAACATAAGTTTCATAAAGTAAAATCATATTTACAGGGTTATGATCAATTAAAATTCAATCAACCATATTTAGTAATATGTTCTTCATTAAAAGATGCATTATGTCTAAAAGGTATTGGATATAATATAGAAGTAATTGCTCCAGACAGTGAAAATACTATGATTAAAGCATACGTTATAGAACACTTAAAAAAGAAATACAAAAAAGTAATTACTCTGTTTGATAATGATGAAGCAGGTAGAAATGCTATTGAAAAATATGCTAATGCATATAAAATCAATGGATTTACATTAAATATATGCAAAGACATATCAGATGCTATGAAGGAACATGGTTTTGATAAAGTACATGCGCATTTAAAACCTTTATTAAAAATGGCATTAAATAAACAATATGGAAAATAAAAAATGGTTTATACCAGGATCAGTACCCAGTAGTAAAAATGGAAAAAGATGGACAGGTAAATACTTAATATCTAGTAAAGCTGTTATGAATTATAGAAAAATTGCTAAAATTTATTATGCAAAATATGCAAAAGATTTTAAAGCAGAATTAGCTAAACATACATTACCAGCAAAAATATCTTTTACATTTGTTAGAGGCAGCCGCCATAAATTTGATTACATCAACCCTGCACAAACTGTTCAGGATGATATGGTTAAAGGAGGATGGATTGAAGATGACAATGCAGAATTTATTTTACCTGTTTTTATACAATACAGTTATGACAAAGAAAATCCAGGAGTATGGATTGAAATATTAAAAAATGAATGACATAACATTTGAAGAATTTTATGAATTAAGAAAATTATTTAATGGTTCAGAAGAAGATTGTCAAATTGGAATTAGTAATCTAAACAATTTAAAATATAATGATAGAAAAATATTAAATTTATTATTTGTTAAATCTTTACCTTATAATAAACGAAAAATATTTTTAAATAACAATATATTTTTTTTGTGTTTTTCTTCTAAAGCATTAATAGGAAAAAATATATACAATACAATAGAAAAAAAAGGAAATAAAAAAATTTATAAACAAATACTTTTACAAATTATGAAAAATCAATAATTATGAAAAATATACAAGATTTAGTTGCAAAAACAACTAAAGATTTAATTTTGCAGGAGCCCTTTTACGGGCTCTTTTTAATTGGTATTAATAAACAATTTACTGAACAAATTCCTACAGCAGGTGTTAGTAAATTTGGTATTGGTATGCAATTAACTATAAATCCAAAGTTTTATACAGACTTAAGCATATCTCACAGAATAGGATTAATTAAACATGAACTGCTGCATATTGCATTTGGACATTTAATAATGAGAGATATATTTGCAGATCATAAATTATTTAATATTGCGGCTGATTTAGAAATCAATCAATATATTGATGAAGATATGTTACCAGATGGCGGGCT